GTGATATAATCAATCTATGATCATTAACAATCTTACAGATAATATTATTTATATCGAGAATGCTATCCCAAACCCTAAAGAGATAGTTGATGCTTTAAACTCTACTGATGGAGATCCTGTTATTTCTCCAGTTATCTATCCTTGGGATAAGTGGGTTGACCATTCATATGATGACATTAGAGGTTATGGACAAGTACATCGTGGATATATAAAGACAGTTGATTGGGATGGTTGGATTGCCAATAGTGCAGAAGAATGGTTTGATAAGAAGATAACTCCTGATCACTCCCCTTCCCATACAGAGGCTTTTAAGATAGTAAAAATGATTGAAGAACCATTGCTCAAGGTTATAGATGTATGGGCTGAGAAGACAAATAATTCTGTGCCAGATTTCATTACTCGCAATTACTCTATTTATACATACCGCCAAGGTGGACATGTTGGTAAGCATCTTGATATTGACCCTACAAACCCCTCACATACTATGGATTGGACTATCTTGATATATCTTAGTGATGACTATGAAGGTGGAAATATTAACTTCCCTGACCAGAAAGTAAGGTTTAGACCTGCTGCTGGAAGTGCTTTGTGTTTTAGAACCATGGAACCACATATCGCTGAAGAAGTAACTGGTGGAGATAAATATTTTTGTTTTTTCTACCTTCATACTGAGTATGGATTGTGTCTTTCATCCTATGATCAGTTCTGGCATATAGTAAATCAAGTCAAAAAATCACAATAATCTAATAATTATCCACAACTTTATCCACAGATAAATCTTACTGTTATTTTTCTTATATGGGGTTAAAGTGGAGTAAAGTGGAGGATAGTGGTGGATGGAACGCTTTTATCGTAGGCGCCGTAATCCCAAACCACAAACCATACTACCATCAAACCATTTAACCATCAAACCATTTACCATATATCCTCGATATTGTCAAACCATATATAAAAGGTTTGGCATTATACATGCAAAACCATGGTTTGTCAAGTAGGGATTTTTGCAGAAAATTCCAGAAAAATTGAAATAATTTCGTAATATCTTTTAAAATGTTTGAAAATGTTTAAAAACCAGAAAGAATGGTTTGTTACTCTTCATTAGGGAGATTATAGAGAGTTTCGTAATCTTTTTTAACTTCCCCCGCAGTTTTGTAGAAGGCAGGGAGGAATGGTTTGATAGGCGCTTTAGCAATTGTATACAACATGCCCGTCAAAACCGTCATGTCTTTCGTAAACAAGTCCCAATCAGATGGCTGATCATGTCTATGTGAATTTTTATTCTGATACATTCTTGCAAAATGACGGGGACTCATAATTTAATTATAACACTCTTTAATTCCCGCCTGAAAAGCGGCGGGGAATAGAAAAGATCCTTCGTAATACCCCTATAGTAAATACCCTATATAGAATACACTATGGTTTGATGGTTTGACAAACCAAATATATTATGCTAGAGGGTTTGATGGTTTGGATCGTAATGGTTTTTCCAGGAAATTTGGATATTCTTCGTAATATGGTTTGATGGTTTGATAACAACCCTCGGCACCTAGGGGTCAGGGGAGTAATAGCCACAGCCAAACGGCTCAACTATACATGCCCCCTGACTTACTCTAAGTATAGCAAACCATCTGCCATCTTGTCAAGTATCAAAATGCTCTGATTGCTCCATCATGTCATCTAGTGATTCATAGGACTGGTTTTCATCTATAGCCAGGAATTCACATAGCATACCCCAGGCTTCTTCTATATAGACTTTAGCAGTAGGGGTTGCTTCTACTATCCCCTCGTTAATTGCAAAGGCCAGAGGCAGTGCCAGATCGTTGTATTCCATGTAGTCTTGCATTGGCCCTGCATCTCTATAAGCCATCCAAAGTTCATCTAGTATCTCGCACTTTTTAGAAAAGTCTGTGTTGGTAGAATCTGATTTCATTTTGTTCCTTTTCATACTGCGCTGATTCAGCGATTTCTACAAGACGATTATACGCTACATTTGGTGCTGTTCGTGCTAAATAAACGCCAACCTGCTCAATATCAAGGCGCAGGTCAGAAACAATAGCAGACAAACGCTGTGCTACTTTTTCTTCAGGTGTAATAGTTCGTCTAATCATAGTGCCTCCTTAAGCATTATATCAAAAAAGTGGGGACAGCGCAAGTAGAAAGGATTGCCTGCGCTGCCCCTATAGGGATGACCAGTCCCCGTTATGAGGTAGCCGTCGCTACTAAATTTTTATCTAAGATATTGCCATGGTAGTTGACAAACTCTTCAAACGAATGCCATTCTTCGCCCTCACCAACGGTATTATCAGTAAAGTCGATAGTTATTGGATGGTCCATGAATGCCTGGTCTGATGGGTCCACCCCATAGATACCAAACCCAGTCTCATCTAAAATATTATGCTGCAATAAATGTGATATCACCATACGTGTGGCATATGATTCATCATTCCAGCGTGGCCTGGCATGTTCTAATGCTGCAGCCAAATCTGGATACATCGAGTCTTCACCCCAGTGACTGTACAGTGCAACTGCATGGTCCTCACTAGTTTTAAATACAAACGTGCAACGTGCTCCCATTGTGGGCCCTTTCTGTAGTAGGTTTTACATCCATGATATCAAGTTCTAAGTCCAATGTCAATTGCTCGTACATTAGTCTACCTTTTCACAAATAATAGATAAATCATCCATTATATATTGCCATGCTTCTTCTTCAGTAATAGGATTCTCTTCATCCCATTCATCTAGATCTGCAGTAAAGTTCATGTATTTACCTGTAGGTTCATGAATTACTTCTACATTAAATGTTGCCATTGCTGTCTTTCTCCAATCCTGCAATTGCAAATGATAGGTCATATGTTAGTTTATACAAGTGGGTATAAGCGTCTGCTTGTCCCTCCCAGTATTTGCGTTCCATGGATTCCATAGCGTCTGAGTAGTCATTATCTTCCTCAATCTGCTGTGCTTCTGTGAACTGTGCGTCAGCCATTAGCATGAGGTTCTTTAATTCCCCGTGCATTATGTCTAGGCCATTGACACCATGGTCTACCATACGCTGCAGGTGTGGCTCCAGTTTTTCTGAGTTCTCGATATCGTAGTGCATTATTCTTCTCCTAGTGCTTGTTTAAGAATATATCTCATACCTGTGGCCTGCCCACTGATAAAGTTATATTCGAGGTCTAAATCTGCAAAGTCTTTTGAAGCAGGGTCCATAGATTCCATATCCTCATATATGCCCTCTAGGTCTTGCTCCAGACTAATAATAGTAATCTTGATGAATTCAATTAATGTTTCTAGATTCATTATCCTACCTCAAATCTATATGCTGGTATATGTTCTTCGTCCAAGTATACCTTGTGCTCATCACATTCCGCAACACAGTCAAGGTCTGCTTCACCCATATAGTGACATTCATTACAAATCTCACCACAATCATTGTCGCAATACTCCATAGTGTTAAGTGCGTCACAGTCTCTGCATTTGTTATCATATGATTCTATCTCACTGCCTTGACCGTTGACAAATAGATATTCGCCACCCCAACCTGTCTCTTCTTCAAAAGATAGATTAAACTCTACATCAGGATACTGTGCAGACAACGCCTCAATGGCAGGTAGTGGTGGAGACCACGCAGTATTGAAACGGTATGCAAGAGAAGTCTCACTCTCTTCCATTAACTCAGTCTCAGGCCATTCCTCATCATGAGATACAGCAACATCCCATTTGGTGCCCCAGTTACGAACATTCCAGTCATACCAATTATTACCCTGAAAATCGATAACACTGTCGTCATGATTAGGGTCTTTTTGTAGATTGTAAATTGCCATATCTGTAGGAGCAACTATATTCCAGAATGCAAATATAGGGTTTGGATATAGTGTATCCTGTAATTCCATTTGTCCTGTAGCAGGATTCCATTGGTCGTGTTGACGTTGGAATGGTTTATTAACTTGTTTCTTGATAGACTTGATGTCTTCTTTACTACCCTCAATTGTAAGGGAGTTATATACCCAGTTTGGCATATTGGTCCTTTCTGTTGGTCTTAGTATTATTCTAGCAAACCGCTATAAATTTGTCAAGGGCAGTCAGAATATGGTTTTTCATAGTCAGGGTCTTCGCAGGTACAGAAATTAAACATCTCTACCTGTGTCTCATGTGTTAGATCCGCTAAATCAGACCAATATAATACCTGGTCCATTAGCAGTCCCCCCAATATTTGATAATAACATTCATAGTAGTATGCAGGTCACAATCGCAGTCTCCACCGTTCATGTTCTCCATAAATTCAAAATGAGATAGATTAGATTCCCATATTTCCATGACGAGTTCTTCAATGGTGTATGGTTTGTAAGTAGTTTGGGTCATGCCATTTCCTTTTCATAAGCAGGTAAAGATGTTACAGTTAATTCTATCATTTCATCAGGGTATTGGTCAACTACCCAATTAAGAGCCTGTCCAGCAGTATCAAAATCAGAAACACATCTGCTTGTTCCATATCCTTGTATATTTAGTTCCCAACAATTTACACCGCCAGGAGATACTGAGTATTCCATTTCATATATTTCTACGTTTAAGGTCATACATTAATTATTGCATAAATCAGGGAAAAAGTCAAGCCTTACGTAATCAAATTTCGGGAAAAATCTAATCTAGATCTTAATAAGATTGTGATAAAAATCACATACTCGGGGCCCCATGATCGCATGAAAAAGTGAGCAGTTTATACTCATGCTCAGGAGTGCATATTTATGCAGCCATTACATCTTGCACAATATGAAGCAGACGATTTTTTTCTGCGTTAATCATTGGGTCAAAACCACTTGAACCCATTAGGATAGATTCAGTAAGACCACGCTTACCACCACGATACCAGTCAATGCGTTCTGTAAGTGCGTTCCATGCACCCCACGCTG